GACCGATGGAATGGCAGGGCAGAAAGCGGTCGCCGGGTCGGCTAGAATCTGCACTCCAGTGTTAGTGGTCGCCCACATAAGCTCAAAATAATCACCTGTATTCATCCTTAGCACAAAATTCCAAGCGGCAACATAGGCTTGGTTAGAGCCTTGAGTATGGACTTTTGTGGCCGAGTTAGGAACGTCCGTCCCGTTAACGCGAGCCCAGATGTAAATATCTTTTGCAGTTCCGGTAGTGCTTTCGAGCTGGATTGAGAACTGGAAATTATACGCGCCGGGCCGGTCCACATAGATACGCGACGTGGGCGTTCCTCGGTAAACGCCAGCCGACAAGTCTGTATTGTTAAACGTAATAGCATAGGCCGTATTGGTAGCGGCGGCCGTCTGGTCGGTTGTGTCAAAGAACGTGCCATAGCGCAGCGAACCGCTGCCGAGTGCCGAGAACACGTTGTAAAAGAACCGATACCACTCCCGCGAGATCAGTTCCGTGAACGTGATCGGGACGCGCGAAGCGGGGATTTGTGAGATGTTTTCAGGCATTAGTCGGGCTCAGAATGAGTTCCGCGCCCATAATGGCGATCTTAACCGGGTCAGTGCCGGATACCTCGTAAACACGGTCGCGGATTTTCTGGGTCATGCCAAGCCGCCGCCAGATAACGCGTTTGCCGTATTGGCCAATCTGGCCCATTGATTTCCAATGTTCGTTTGACCACGTATGTCCACCGTCGTCGGACCATCGTAGCATAACCTGCGGATCGCTACCTTGGCCTGTTGTAAGCCCGACGCCAGACTCGCAGTCGAGCTGGAGGCTGTGTTGCGCCGTGCGTTTTAGGTCGTTCTGCCCAGTCGGGAGCGCCCGCCATGACCGAAGCCAACGCTGAACAGTGTTTGCCTCGACGTAGACGTTCATATCGTAGGCGTAGAGAACGCCCGCAACGTAGTCGCCTATAACGATCTCGTTGTTGTAGTTCATCTGACACTGACCGCGGTGCCGTGTGAACTGGCTGTTTTCCCACCCGGCGCGCTCGTGCCAAACGCCCGTCGACACGTCGAACACCCAAGTCGTGTTAGCAGTCGGAAAATTCAGCACGTAAAACGCATGGCCGTCCTGCTGGTAAGTATAAGCCACCGCGTCTGCAAGCGTTGAATATTGTTGGATTTGCCACTCGACGGCGTGCGTCGATACGCGCTCGCCGGTATAGCCCTTGGACCGGTAGACAATGCCGTTGCCGCGCGCGTCTTTACCGAGCCAAAACAAAGCGTTATCCAGCTTGGCAACCGAATATGCCGCCTGGCACCCGATCTCGTTAAACGCGCCTTGGATGCGGGCCAACGGGAAGTCAGGAAGCCCGGCGTTATACCAGACTTCTACGGAAGTTTCGCCAAACAACCAGACCTCGCGGTGATCCACTATTAGCGTGACAAGATTGTCCGGCGAACCTTCGGCGCTGGCAAAGTCCAGCGGGTCCACTGACGAGCCGTCATATAGCGTCGTAACCCAGAACTTCTGACTATTAGGCTCGTTAAAGACAAAATAGCCGTCGATAAACCCGACACCAACCGCGCCCGCAAAGTCCGGGTCGGTGATCTGCGCAAACACGTCCGTATTGGCATTGTAGATGTAACCAGTTGCGCCATCGGCAATAAAGAGCTGCGTGCCGTTATCGACCATATTGACTGGGTTTGAGCCGGGGACGCCGCCTTTGTCTTCAAAGGTCCAGTCGGAAGCGATCTTGTAAAACCGATTGCCGGAGACAGCATATCCATAATCACCAAAAGTCCATAGGCCACGGACAGGCCCGGTGGGAAACTGCAATAGTTTACGAAGCCCTGGCGTTCGCTGGAGGAACGCTGGCTGCTTGCCGCCGTCGGGCACAATCTCGGGAAAAAGATTAACCATGCGGTTATCCGCAGCGTTGACGCTGCGGGCCACATAGCTAGAGCCGAGGATGGGCGTCTGCATCAGAAATTCCCGGCGTAGATGTTATACCGCTGGCGCGTGCCGACGATGCTATAAGGCAGAGCCATAATATCATCGGGGTTATTGATGCGCTTCAGGTTGCGCTTGCTATACATGGCGATGCGCTGCACTTGCGCAGACGGTTCAACGCCAAACTCAGGCGCAAGCTCGCAGGCTAGATTATAGCGGAAAGCGCGCAGATAACCCGGCGGAAACGCCAGCGTTGTGCCGAGCGTCGCCGGATTGGCCAGTTCCTCTACCGAAACAAAGTGCCATTCCAACTGCCGCAACGGCTTTGGATAGACATACATTTCGATGTTTGGATAAGTCATATTAACCCATATGACCTGTGGATAAGTGCTGGTGACAGTCTTAACGGCGATGCCATCATATTGCTGTTGGTTGATGATTTTGATGCCGTAAGACACATTGGTTTGCGGGTCGCGGAAATACGTCGCATCGTCCAGCAGCACCGGACGGTTGCCGCGAAAATCCCCAGACGGCCCAAGCGTGCGGCTAAGTTCGCCAGCCGGCCACAAAAACACTTGATCTTGAGTGGAAAACACCGCTAGCCGCTCGGTATTCCAACTGTCGATCATCTGATTAAGAGCGAACAAAGCATCCTGCGACGTTTCGGCAGACGGCGTTTCGCCTTCCGCCAGCACGCCAAGAAGTCGCAAAGCGCCGTTAATCTGGGCATTAGCCGTCGATGTTACGGTGTTTGATGTCGAAGGAACTGCAAGAGGAATGTTTTGCGCCGCGTTAAACAACGCGATCATCTGTCCTTCTGTCCACCCCTGCGACGACTGGGTTAGAACCGAAATAGGATCGTTGAAGGTAATGTATTCGGCCGTCCAAAACTCGGCCCATTCAACGGTATCTGCATCAGCGGGGATCGCTTGATACAGCAAATTCATATCCCCCAACTGGACTAGAGCAGTAAAATACTGCTGCCGAGTCACAGTTGCGCTGAAAGTGGTCACGGCATAAGGGTCGACAACTGGAACAAGACTTGCCGCGTTAAACAACGCAAGCATTTGCAGGTCTGTCCACCCCTGCGACGACTGGGTTAGAACCGAAATAGGGTCATTAAGCGTGACATATTCCGCCGACCAAAATTCAATCCATTGAATCGTATCAGCGCTGGCCGGAACCGCTTGATACAATAAATTCATGTCGCCCAATTGAGCTAGGGCGGTAAAATACTGCTGGCGGGTAACGGTCGTCATGCGGGCACCTGCGCGGCGGATTCAAATAACGCTAACATTTGGTCTGATGTGTAGTTCAGTGTTGTTTGAACCGCCACATATAAAGGATCGCCAACTACAACCCATTTTGCAGACCAGAACTCAATCCAATCTGGGTAATTTGCGTCCGCAGATATGCCCATATAGACGTCGTTCATTTTGTTCGCCGCTGCAAGGGCGGCGAAAAATTGTTGTCGAGTGACGGCGGTAATCATGACCATCCGTTCTTTCTGCACATGGCAATGTGACCCACCATGCTCATGTAACGGCCATTACAAAACGCGCGGGTCATTTCGTGCGTCGTTAGTGATTGAGCCAATTGGCCCCGTTACAAAATACAGGCACTTTGTAGACGCCACCGCCGGTTGCGAGACCGTCATATGTTGGCGGCGTAGAATCCGACACATATACAAGCTGTCCCTGCGATCCTGCATTGCAAGTTGGCAATGTTGCGACGGTATATTGAGCCAACTGAAGCGGGCCAGACAATGTAGCCCCAGCCGCAACAACGACACCCGACGTTTTTACTTCTGTAACGCTAGAATTTCCGAGAACGACTTGATTGTTTTTTGTTGGTTCAGCCTGAAACCCAATAGATGTCGTATTAATCTGATTAGTCACGCTTTGCCCTGCATACGCGCCGATAACAGTATTATTTGCGCCGGTAACTGTATTATTGAGTGAAGCAAACCCGACAGCGACGTTACCATTACCAGTTGTCATGCCTTGACCGGAACCCCATCCTATAGCGACGTTATAGCTCTTTGCTCCAGCGGCAAACAACGTATACCCGCCCAGACCAACATTGAACCCTCCACTGGTCATTTGCTGAAGAGCTAGATTTCCGATGGCCAGATTGCCTTGCGCGGTCGTCGTAGATTTTAGCGCGTTGAGCCCGATGCCTATATTATTATCGCCTGTGGTATTGTTGTTCAGCGCAAAATACCCAATGCCGATATTACCCGTCGCTTTATTAGTCTGTAACGCGTTTGACCCAATAGCGATGTTTGCGGTTGCTGAACACCCTCCTGGCACACGGGTGTTATACGCGTCAAACGAACAAACTTGTGTGCTGAATCCTATTGCAACATTATCATTGCCGTCCTGGATATTCATCCCGGCGTTCATGCCTACCGCCACATTTCGTGCGCCGGCTGTAAGTTCTTGCATGGACCAACTTCCAAGAGACGTGTTGCCGGAGCCTGTCAAAGCATAATAGCCCCAATCATCGCCACCCATAGCCCCGTGGCCAAGGGCGACATTTCCCGTTGTTGGGGCGGCGGTATCGTCAAGATACCGCATAACGGCGGTGCCAACGCCGGTGTTAAAAACGCCAGTAGTTGAGCCCTGCATAACTTGCTGGCCTATGGCCAAGTTGCCATAGCCTGTAGTCAAAGATGCAAGGACCCAATTTCCAAACGCAATGTTCTGAAACCCAGTCGTAAGATTTGTAAGCACACTCACGCCATAGGCAATATTTTCAGAATTGGCGAGAGGCGTGTTAATGTTGAAATTGTTTGCGCCTAAAGCCATTACGCCGGCCGTGTAATTACGGCCAAGTTGATCGGTAGCGGTCCCAGTCCGATAATAATACAGACTTGATGTCGGGATTTGCCAGACGCCGCCAGATGTCACAGAGCCTAGAACCCGCCAAGTTCCATCAATATTTGCGCCGAATTGATAGGGCGTTACACCCTTGTTCATTCCCCATTGCATCTGTGTGTAGGTCTGCGCCTTTAACTGGCTCGGAGACGCGGCGGCGAGAACGGTGACGAATAAACGGAACAGGCGGGTCATTAGGCTCAATCCTTTCCCAGCCGTTTTGCTCATCAGCTTCGGCTTCCATTTCAAGCGTAGCAATCTTAACGCCATGAATAGCATGACGCAAATAAATAACCGCCATTTTACACCTATGGTAAGGGCCAGGCGGGCCATAGCCCGCCCGTAAGATTGAATTAAGACGCCAGAAGCGGGACAGAATACCAAGTCGTGGAGTCATACGCCACCAGAAGCGAGGACGTAAAAGCCGCCAAGACATAGTTGGAATCCGCCGCAATAGCATTTACAGCATCGCCCGAAGCCGGCCAAACCTTCAGAACAGCGTTAGCGTTGTTCTTCAGAATGACCGTGCGGCCAGCAACAGCCGCCGGCAACTTAATGCCTTTGGTGCCATCTGCTGCCGACACAAGCGTAAAGCCATCCGAGACAGACGCGGCCGTAGCCTGATCGGTGCCCGTCGCGGCAACAGTAGCGGACTTCAAGTAAAGCCCGCCAGTCGTCGTAACATCAGCCGCCGAGACAGAGGTAGCGCCGGAGATAGTGCCTCCACTGATCGTCGCACCCGTGATGGTCGTGCCAGCCACGAGTTCGGGATCAGAGAAGGCGACGCCGACAGGTTTAGTGTTAGGCATTGCCTTCTCCTAGTGTTAGGCGACGCGGTAAAGCGTCCAAGTGCCGGAACCGGTTTTGCGAGCGCGGAACGCCTGCGCCGTGCCGGCGGTAGCCACAACGGTCATAAGACCAGCCAGCGTCCAACCAGTGTTGGTCGTCAGCGTAATGACTCCCGAGCCCGAACCGTCGACGTTCAGAACCGAGAAATCAATCGTCGCACCAACCTTAGCCGCCGACGGAAGCGCCGTTTCAAGCGCCGCAACAGTCGGAAGCTGGTAAGACGCAGCCGACGAGCCCGGCGAACCGAGGATCAGACCCGTAAGAACCTGATCGCCGGTCAGCGTAGCACCAGAAGTCAGTGTAGCCGGAGCCGGGGTAACGCGAAACAGCATGTCGCCGCCATTGCCAGCGCCGACCTGATAGCCGCCCGTGCCCTGCGAGAGCGGCGGCGTCGGGCCGAACGATTCGAGCGGATAAGACGCGCCCTGAGTAGTGATAGCCATGATCTATTGCTCCTTTGTCTGAGATGAAGATGGGGCCGAAGCCCCATCTCGTTAGCCCCAAAGACGAACCGCCATCTGCGGACGAATGACGCTGTAACCATACAGAACGTCAATACGGCAGGGCAGACGGTC